AGTGTATGGAAGTATGCAAGATTTTAGTATTTGGTCGGTTCGCTGACCTGTAAGAACATCGGAAGATGTGCCCGCAAGGGCTTTAAAGCTGTAGTTCATTCGCCTTTGTGGGCATTTAATAGAAAGGAACCATATCATGGCTCAAGTACCAACCGGAAGCACGTTTTTTATTGCTTCCACATTTGCAGCAAGCAAAACAACGACTATCGTCACTAATGCGAGTGAAGCGGTCGTAACATCGGCTGGTCACGGATATTCTAACGGTGATATCGTCGAAATGACATCAGGATGGGGGCGTTTAAATCGTCGTAATTTCCGAATCAAATCAGTAGCAACTGATACTTTCGTTTTGGAGGGCGCTGACACGTCATCTACTACGTTCTATCCTGCTGGTACTGGTGTCGGTTCGGTTCGCAAGATTTCGACATTCACGCAAATTACTAGTGTGATGAATCCGCAATCAACTGGCGGTGATCCTAAAAACGTCGTGTACAAGTTTATTGAATCTGACGTTGAATATTCAATCAATGACGGTTTCACCGCGACTTCGTACACATTGGAATTAGACGCTGATTCTATTGGTTCTGCTGGTTACACTGCGCTAAAAACATTGACCGAAGTTCAAACAGATACATCGCTGAAAATTGTTACACGTAATGGCGCTTTGATTTTCCAACCTTGTACAGTGGCTTTGAATGAAGCTATCCGTATGCAGGATGGTCAGATCAACCGTGTTAATGTATCATTTAACGGTAACAATCGTTTGACCCGTTACGCTTCTTAATTTGTCCTTGTGACATAACTTTGCACTGACTTGGCTTGTGTCTTCCTTTCGCGGGGAGCGCAAGCCAAGCACAGGCAATAAACCCGCGAGAGAAAATATCATGACTAAAATTATCCTTGGTAAAACGCCTAAGACATTCGCTGCTTTTCCTGTTGATTTTCCTATGCCTGATGGCACAACGGGAACTATTCAAGCGACATTTAAATATCGCACTCGCACTCAATTTGGCGAGTTCTTGAATAAGATTTTTGCTGATGCTGGCGAAGAACAAGTGAGCGATGGCAATATCGACTTTGAAGTTTTGTTCAGTAAGACAAAAGACAAAAATGCAGATCACTTGCTTGAAGCTTTGGACGCATGGGAAGGCATCGACGCGGTATTGAATCGCGATTCTTTGCAGTCTTTGGCAAACGAACTTCCAGCGGCATCTGTTGCGCTCATGGCGGCTTATAACAAGGCATGCACTGAAGGAAAATTGGGAAACTTAAAGTAGCTGCGGCTGCGTTCTATGAACCAGCACCCGAGATAGCAGAAGGCTTTACCGCAGAGGATTATGAAACTGATCCGATTGAGGTATGGCCTGAAAACTGGAATGTTTGGTTGCTGTTCTCAGGAATGCAAACGCAGTGGTATATCGGAATGAACGGGCGAACGGGATTGAATTATTTGGTCTTGTTCGCCATGATTGACAAGTTGAATTTGAGCAAAGAGGAAAGCGAATTAATGTTCCTCGACATTCAAGTTATGGAATACTCGGCATTAGAAGAAATGGCGAAGCATAAAGGGGCATAGGATGACGGATCGCAATATTAAAGTTGGTGTTGAGGTTGATGCATCCGATGCCAAGAAAGGCATGCAAGACTTGGGCGTTGCCGCTCAAGATATGTCGCGCAAAGTCAAAAAGGCGGGCGAAGAAGCTGGCCAGGGTCTTGGTGGTATCGGCGAAGGTTCCGAAAAGGCATCTGAAAAGATTGACCGCACGTCGAAGAGTATTATTCAATCAATCCAGCGCACTACTGTTGCGCTTGAGTCAGGTGGTCGCACGACTGCCAAGTATTACGAAACAATAGCAAATCAACGGGGCGTGTCAGTCGATGCGCTCCGCCCTTATCTTGAGCAATTGAAAGCGGTTGAATCTGCGCAAGGTAAATTCACGCAGTCGTCTGGCGCTGCTGTAAATTCCCTAAACAATGTCGGCATATCTGCTAAACAGACAGCGGCAGCGATGCGCAATGTTCCCGCGCAATTCACCGATATTGTGACTAGCTTACAAGGTGGTCAGGCTCCTTTAACTGTTCTATTGCAACAAGGTGGTCAATTAAAAGATATGTTTGGCGGCATCGGTAACGCTGCTGGTGCGCTTGGCAAATACATGCTCGGCTTAATTAATCCATTTACTTTATTGGCTGGCGCGGCTGTTGCTGTTGCTGTTGGTTATGCGAAAGGATCGCAAGAGGCAAGCGATTTTGCAAAGTCAATTATTATGACAGGGAATGCTGCCGGCGCAACGGCAAATCAATTAATACAAATAACAGAAAAATTAAATGCTGCTGATGCGGGCTCAAAAAGATTAATTGCAGAATCATTAAACACTCTTATTTCATCTGGGAAATTATCTAGTGGCGTATTGGAAGAGGCAACATTAGCTGCTGTTGGTGCTCAAAAGATTTTGGGGATTGCGGTTGCTGATACTGCTAAGGAGTATGCTAATTTAGCGAAAGCTCCGTCCGAAGGGATACTAAACTTAGCCTCAAATTATAAAGGATTGACAGTTGAGGTTTATAAGCAAGTAAAAGCTTTAGAGGATCAAGGAAAGGCTTCTGAGGCTGCAATATTGGCTCAAAGTAGCTATGCAAAAGTTTTGACAGATCAAAAAGACGCTGTAGAGAATACACTAGGTAGGTGGGAGCGTGGATGGAACCGATTAAAAGATGCGGCAGCTGGAGTTGTTGATAGCATATTAGACATAGGACGCGTGTCGTCGAATGTTGAGCAATTAACGCCGCTTCTTGCTGAAAGAAGAAATTTAAACTCGCAAAGATCAAAGCTTGGAACTTCTGAAGATGATAATTTCAACCGTGGTGTCATTGATTCTCAACTTTTAGGCATTAATGCTCGAATTAAAGCTTTGGTTGCTGAAGAAAAAGCGCTTATTTTAAGTGCCGCTGCTGAAGATACAGCAAATAAAAAACGATTGGCTGGCATTGAAGTTGAAAAAATGTTAGTTGATTCTTTAACTAAGACCGAACAGAAAAAAATTGCAATTGCAAAAGCAGAAAGAACGCAGAATATCAAGTAAATCAAGTGGCGGTTCATCGGGTGGATCTTCTTCTGGAAGTTCGCAAATAACTACACCAACTGCAAAAACTAGTTCGATTAAATCACAAATTGACAATAACATTAAAACAGAAATTGAAACAAGAGGGTTATCCAACACAGCTTCCACTCTTGCACAACTTAGAGCAGACCAAATTGTTAAGTATTCGGAAAACAACCAACTAACAGATAGCCAAGCTGCTGAGTTGATTGCTACTTATGGGCTTACACAAGCTGAAATTGAACAAGCTGAAAGAAGATTAAACCTAATAAGAGGTTTAGGGGGGCAATAATATGGCTTTATCAGATAGACTCTATGGAAAAACTAAAGTTCCGGTAAAAACATTTGATTTTAAAGAACAAATTAAACAATCTGTTCAATCTACACAAGCACAACAACCTAAAAAAACGCCTACCCCACACCCCAAACTTACACCTCAACAAATTGCAAACCTGCAGAAGATGAAAGAGTCTAAGCAAAAAGATATTGTTGAAGCTGACTTAGAACGACAACGATTAGGTCGTATAATGATGGGAGTTGAAAAAGGAACAAAAGAAGATAAAGAAAAAGCTAGAAAAATGGCGTTGAACACTTCTCAATCGGCATTCGCTATGCAGTTTTTAGATCCTTTTAGACTTACGGATGTTAATAAAACTAAAGCATATCAACAAGAACGTTTATCGGCTGAAAAAAAATTCCCTGTAGCTGCAACGTCAGGTGCATTGGCTGGTATGCTAGTACCGGGAAACTTAGGTGGTGGATTTGCAAAGGGTGGTGCTAAAATAGTATCACCCCTAACAAGAGCAGTTACAACTAAGGGCGGTGCATTGCTTGGTAAAGTTGCAGAAGGTGCAGCAATAGGTACTGGATTTACACTTGCACAAAATGTTATGCCAGTAATAAAAGGAAATAAAACTGCAAAAGAAGTTGCTGACGAAGCTATTTATGGACTTGCTACTGGTGCAGTATTAGACACATCTTTATACGGACTTGGTAAAATTGCTAAACCAGTGTTAATGAAAATAAAATCAGGTGCCACACTTAGCAATGCCGAAAAGTTGAACATTGTCAAAGAACTAGGACTACCTAAAGGAACTAAGGCTGACGAATACATCGAGCAAATGCGTAAACTTGCA